AAAAAAAAAAACTGTTTTCAAGCCGTAACCACCGTAACTTATGTAACTTGGCATTTAACAGTATATATATAAAGAATAAATTTGGTTACATAAGTGGTTACACAGAGAAAGTACAAATATGTAACCAGAAAGATCGATATTGCGTTAAGGGGGGCGGGGGAAATTTTTTATAAAAAGTTTTTTCTGGCCTATATAACTGTAGCGGTTATATAAGGGATTTATCTGATAGTTAATTAATGAGGATAGCATGACCAAAGCGAGAAGAGGTCGCCCTGTTAAGAAAACCAAATACGGAAGCATCCCTTCCCCACTTTTGATAAAAGAGCGCGCAGTGCCAAAGCATAACAAACTGGTCGATCCTGATAGCCCACGCAGTGACCCCCGGGGTCAAAAGAGAATGTCGGTCGATAAACGCTTGACCCGCAAGCAAGAGCTTTTTGTAAAAGAGCTTGTAAGCAATGATGGCCTGATAACTTTTAAAGAGGCTGCAATCCGGGCGGGTTATCCAGAAACGTCTGCGCATACCCGAGCCTATGAATTGACCAATCCACATAAGTGTCCCCATGTGGTCGCAGCTATTAAAGCTTACCGGGCCGAGCTCGATGCTAAGTTTGACATAAACTATGGCCGTCATATTCGAGACCTACAGAAAATCCGTGATCTGGCTTTGGAAAACGGCGCTTACTCTGCCGCTGTTCAAGCCGAGTATCGAAGGGGTCAAGCCCAAGGCGACATCTATGTGAGCAAGTCAGAGATACGCCACGGCAGTATCGATAGCATGAGCAAAGAGGAAGTTTTGAAAGCGTTGAAAGAATTGAAGGGCGGATATGACGAAGACGTTATCGATATTACCCCAACAGAAGATGACCAACGAAGCGGGTCTGTATAGGCAATTCAAGACCGCTAACAAGTCGCGCCGTAATTGGGCTCTGACCCGGATAGAAAACTGGGTCGGCCAAGGAATTCCTGATCTTCTGGCCTGTGATGAGAACGGCGGCTTGCATTTTGTAGAGTTAAAGTTTTGTAAGGCTAGTGCGGTAAATCTAAGCCCGCATCAAGTTGCGTGGCTCACAAGGCATCAAAAGAGCAGCAGTTGGGTTTTGGTTAAGCAACAGGCCCGGGCGGACGTTAAGGCCACCCTGTACCTTTACAGAGCGTCTCAGGCTATATCCCTTGCCGAAGACGGGTTGAAAACACCCGCAGCTGGTACGTTCGAACACCCTTTTGATTGGAACGCTGTTTTTCAGTTGATCTCTCCCATATAATCCCATATAGTTATATGACGTAACCTAATTGGAGAATGTTATGACCGATAAGAAAGAACAAACCCCTGCCCAAAAAATCCGCCACCAGTTGAGCGTGTTTCAAATGATGATGTTGGCTGGCCGTGATGAGGCGGCGATAAAATGTTTAAAGAACCTGTATCAGATAGCTGATGATTTGGAGGCCGCGTGATATGAATATAACTTGCAACCGAAAACTAAGCTTGGATGAAATAGAAGAACTGTCTGGCATTGCAAAATTAATGGATCGGCAAAATCTAACCAAAGATTGGACTGGCGATGGTATGCTGTACAAAACCACTGGCGGTAACTTTCATTTTATAGATCAGGATAGATTGCACGTTAACGGGAAAGGGGGACGCAAAAATGTTTCTGTTTAGTTTTCTGGGGCGGCTAATCTATGGCAAGGATTATGACAATCTAAGTCGCAGGGCCAGCAAACCCCGGCGCAAAAGGCGGAGATAAACTTTCTAAAGTTTTTACTTGCAGTCTATGCGATAATATGCGAGAAAGAGGGCGGGGCTATCCTGCCCTTTTACTTTTTGGAGAATGTAAAACATGACACATAATATTGAAAACAGCAAAAACACCCTGACCGCACTGATGATGAAAGTTCAGGACCAAGCCGCAAGATCAGCAGATTATCTGGCCCCAACAAACGATTTGCAAAAAACCACCACTTTGGATGGCAAACCGCAAATTGTTATTGAGGCTAACCGGGGTGTGCCGACAAAACGTTTTGACATAAACGATACCGCCTTTGGTCAAATAGCCACCCACGCCGGGATCGATACTAGGACGGCGCGTCGTTTGCAGTCCAATTATCCCCGCGAATTTGATACCCTGACAAATGCAATCTGGCAAAAAGAACCCACCCGCCGCATGGTCCGGACGCATTTGGCTTCCGATCCAATGGGTTCATCAACCGATGGCACGGTGCGCGCTTTTGTTTCTGATAAGTTTAAAACGTTTGATAACGTCAATTTGCTTGAAGCCTGCCTTCCCCAGCTGATCGATAACCCGGCACAGTTCCAAGTTGTGTCCGCCGATGTTTCAGAAAAGCGGATGTACTTACGTTTAAAATCTTTGGAGCAATTGGGCACTGGTGCAAATGTTGGCGACCATATGGCAAACGGGATTGGTTTTGGCAATTCGGAAGTCGGCGCGGGATCAGTCACTGTTTATCAAATCGCTTGGACGCTGGCTTGCCTGAACGGGATGCAAACCCAAAACAAAACCCGGTCAAGCCACATCACATCCGCCCGCGATGGCGACGATTGGGGCCTTCTATCCGATGATGCAAAAAATGCGGACAATCGGGCTTTGGAATTGAAGCTGCGCGATTTGGTTGGGCATTATTCAAGCCGCGAAACCTTTGACGATATATGCCAGCAAATGCGCGCCGCAGCTGCTGATGTGATCGAAGGCGAGGCCACCGATGTGACCGACGTTGTCAACAATCTGGGCCGCGTTATGCAGCTGACCAAAAAAGAAAACAGCGACGTTTTAAATGGCCTCATGGCGACCATCGGCCAAGCTGGCTATGAAAACAGCCGCCCGCTTTCCCGTGCAACACTTGTCAACGCCGTGACCGCGGTATCCCACCGTGCCGATATTGATGACGTTGACACATGGCAGCAACGCGGTGGGCAGCTGCTCAATATGTCCGCCCGCGATTGGCAGCGCGTCGCCGCCTAATCCCGGCAATATATACCGCCCAACTGGCCCGCCTAAGCGCGGGCCTTTTTTTGTTTGATCTTTAGAAATTTATATGCGAGAAATCTTATATCGGGCGGCTTCCGTCCGACAACTTTACATTTTGGAGAATGTACACATGACACACCCTATTGAAAATATGCCGATCACACGCGGGAATTTTGTTGATGCTTTGGTTGTCGATAAAGACCAAGCGAAGGCGGCTTTGGCCGCTGCTCAAAAGGCGGCAATGGACCTTATTGCAGAACGGGATCGGTTACAGGCTGAACTGGCCGACGCTAATCGCTTTAAACAAGGTTTTGCCGATCTGTTTGCCGATCAAATTGACGCCGCTGTAAAATCGGCAATGGTCGAATATGATAACGATTTTGATATTAGCGCCTATGAAAGCGAAATTCAGGAAATGGCCCGCGATGGTTTTGATGCCAGCGACCACAGCGACGATATAGCCGACGCGGTTGGCTTTGATATGTACGATTACAAGTCGGAGGTGGCCGACATTGTTAGCGATATTTTGCGCGACGCTACTATTAAGTTGGAGGTGTAAAAATGCGACTTACTAAACCCCAAGCACAAACCCTTTATCGCAAATGGATTGACGGCCAGCACGAACACGGCAGCACCCGCGACATTTCTTTTCTGGCTTTTCGTCGGACTGTCGAGCCGACATATGATGATAGCGTCATGGTCAAATGGTGCGGGATGTATATTGGCATTGAGCCGGATGGATACCCCCACAGCTAAAAACTTCTAAAAATTAAGATTGGCCCGCCCTATTGATTGGCGGGCCGTTTTCGTTTTATACTATGGGACAACCCGCATATATTGGAGAATGCACAATGTTGAAAACTGTTGAAACAAGCCGCGCCCAAAAGACCAAAGGTCTGGCCGTAACCTATCGCGCCGGGTCAAAAGAAAAATTCGGCACTTGCCCGGCCAGCTGCGAATTGAACCCGTCGGGCTGTGGGGCGTCAGATGTTGATCTGGAATATTTGGAAGCGCTTTCCAATGCCGTCCCAACTAAGGGGATCGCCTTCACCTATTCACACTTTTCGCCGAAATATTGGATGCACAAAAACGGCCCGGGAAAAACTGTCATCAATTACTCGGCCAAATCCCCGGGCATGGCCGAATACGTTTGGCCCGCCGTCCCAACTGTTGCCACTGTCGCGCTTGATTTTTGGAACGGCCGCAAAACTGTTGAAACTAAAAATGCGCGCTTTGTTAGATGCCCGGCCGAATATCTGCCCAAGTTTGGCTGTGCTCAATGTGGCAATGGGGATCCACTTTGTGCCCGGTTAGAGCGTGATTATGTGATCGGATTTACCGCGCACGGGGTCCACAAAAAGAAAGCCGCAAACCCAGATGACCCCGGCGGATGCTACGCCAGCGGCGGCAATGTTCTTTTGCATTGGGAAGCCACGGCCGATCAAGCGCAAGATGAAAGCGACGCGGACAAGGTGACCCGGTTTGCAAAAAGCTTGGCCCCGCGCACGATATTGCGCCACCATATCGCCGGGGATATTGGCGACGATTAAAACCGCGACCCCATCAATTGACGATCTGGCCCGCCGTTGTGCGGGCTTTTTCGTGCCCTCTGGCCGATCTTATCGCCCGGTTACCCGATCCAACCTAACGAGGTCGACCACAGCGCCGGGCATTCTCTAAAATAGTTAAACAAGGCGGGCCGCGCCCCTTGCACCCCTGCCAAACGTACCGGGCGCGCGATCCGCTGGCCGACATCGATGTCCGTTTTTATCGATCCGCTGGCCGATCGATGTCACCGGCGCGCGGAAAATTCGTGCAGCTGCGGCTCACTTTTGCCCGCAATTTTCCCCCAGCTGGCCGCAATTCTTGCCCGCTGCTGGCAGAAAATCGTGCGAGATAAATAGTTATCGGTCCGCGATCCGCGATCGATCGGCCGGGGAAAATCGCCCGGGTCCCCCGGATATCGGGTCAGAAAACGCTGATTTTAAACGAGAAAACGCGATCCGCGCGACGCGGCCCCCCGCTCGCCGGGTCGGGGGCTAGGGCCATGTTTCTCTCAAATATTTACATAAAATTTCGTTTGGCCTATAACTATCCTATAAAAGGGCATATAATCCCATAAAATAGCTAGGGTCCCCCGATGAATGTTAATCTAAATCCGATCCAACAAGAGAAGGCCTTGAAGCTTCAATTGAGGCTCGCTCAGATAGCCAAGAACGAGGGTTGTCAGGAAAACTTTTTGGATTTTGTCCGTGCGATGTGGCCCGAGTTTATTGCTGGCAGGCATCATAAAATAATTGCGGACAAGCTTGAGCGGGTCGCGAGCGGCGAACTAAAGCGTCTGATTATCAACATGGCTCCGCGGCACACGAAGAGTGAGTTTGCTTCGTTTTTGTTTCCCGCTTGGATGATGGGCAAGAATCCGAGCATGAAGATCATTCAGGCGACGCACACGACGGAGTTGGCTGTTAACTTTGGTAGGAAGACTAAGAACCTTTTGGACATGGACAGTTACAAGGAGGTTTTTCCTGACGTTAAGTTGGCTGCGGACAGTAAGGCGAGTGGTCGTTGGGACACGAGTGCTGGTGGCATGTATTATGCGGTTGGTGTTGGTTCGAATTTGGCGGGTCGTGGTGGTGATTTAATTATTATTGACGACCCTCATTCTGAGCAGACTGCGATGAGTGCTCATGGTTTTGACGATGCTTGGGATTGGTATACTGGTGGTCCTCGTCAGCGTTTACAGCCGGGTGGTTCTATTGTTTTGGTACAGACTCGTTGGTCGGAGAAGGACATGACGGGTCAGTTATTGCGGTCGATGGCGAAGGACCCTTTGTCGGATCAGTGGGAGGTTGTTGAGTTACCTGCTATTTTTGATGACGAGACTCCTTGTTGGCCGGAGTACTGGAGTTTAGAGGATTTGACCGCGGTCCGCGCGTCTATCCCTCCGAGCAAGTGGAATGCTCAGTATCAGCAGAATCCGACGGGTGAGGAGAATGCGATCATCCCTCGCGAGTGGTGGCGTCGTTGGGAAGCTAAGACGGTTCCTCAGTTAGAGTATGTGATCCAGAGTTATGACACGGCTTTTAGCAAGCGTGAGACGAGTGACTTTAGTGCTATTACGACTTGGGGTGTATTTTATCCGAACGAGGGTGGGAGGGGTCCGAATTTAATATTGTTGGACAGTAAGAAGGGTCGTTGGGATTTTCCTGAGTTGAAGCAGATTGCTTTTGAGGAGTTTCAATTTTGGGACCCTGACACGGTTATTATTGAGGCGAAGGCGAGTGGTTTACCTTTGACTCAGGAGTTACGGAATGCGGGTATACCTGTTGTAAATTTCACTCCTAGTCGTGGTAATGACAAGGTTACCCGTCTTCATTCTGTTAGTCCTATGTTTGAGGCTGGGATGGTTTGGGTCCCTGACAAGGTGTGGGCAGACGAGTTAATTGAGGAGGTTGCGGCTTTTCCCAATGGCGAGCATGATGACTTGGTTGACAGCATGACACAGGCTTTAATGCGTTATCGTCAGGGAAATTTTGTCCAGTTGCCAACAGATGATTGGCAAGACGAGGAAGTTTCTGCTAAGGTGCGTGTATATTATTGACGGAGGGCCTTATGGCTATTGGCGGATTGATGGACACCAACGTCCCAAGTCAGTTGGATGAAGACGATTTACGGGCTGAGATTGAGCTTGAGATACCGGATTCTGGGGCTGACCCGTTTTTGGTTTCGGCGGATTTCGGCGAGGGGGCCCCTGAGATTGAGATTGTCGCGGATGGTGACGGCGGTGTTACGGTTGATTTTGATCCGTCTGACATGCGCGGGGACTCTGATGATTTCTATGCTAACTTGGCTGAAGAGATACCGGACCGTGAGTTAAGTGCGATTGCGTCTGATCTTTTGGGTGCGTATGATTCCAACCGGGCGAGTCGTCAGGAGTGGGAAGACACTTACAAGAATGGTTTAGAGCTTCTTGGTTTTAATTACGAGGAGCGGACGGCTCCTTTCCGCGGCGCGAGTGGCGTTACGCATCCTTTGTTAGCGGAGGCTGCGACTCAGTTTCAGGCTCAAGCGTTTAATGAGTTATTGCCTTCCAGCGGCCCTGTTCGGACGGTTGTTTTGGGCAAGGACACTCGTGAGAAGCAGGACCAAGCGAAGCGTGTCAAGCAGTTTATGAACTATTACATCACGAATGTCATGGAGGATTACACTCCTGACATGGATCAGATGTTGTTTTATTTACCGCTTGCTGGGAGTACGTTTAAGAAGGTTTACTATGACGAGGGTTTAGGCCGTGCGATTAGTAAATTTGTGCCTGCGGAGAATTTAGTTGTTCCTTATGACACTGCGGATTTGGACAGTTGTCCTAATATAACGCAGGTTGTTCGGATGGATTTGAACGATTTGCGCAAGAAGCAGATCGCGGGTATTTACTTAGACATTGATGTTATCCCGTCTCAAAGTGAGGTTACGGGTGTTCGTGACGAGATTGATCGTATTGATGGTTTTGAGCCCAATCAGATAGATTACGACTGTACTTTGCTTGAGTGCCACGTTGATTTGGACTTGTCTGGTTATGAGGAGCTTGATGACGAGGGTGAGGCTACGGGGGTTAAGGTTCCTTATATCGTCACTATTTCGCAAGATAACGGTCAAATTCTGTCTATTCGTCGTAATTATGCGGAGGACGACGAGCGGAAGCGTAAGATCAATTACTTTGTGCATTACAAGTTTTTGCCGGGGTTTGGCTTTTACGGCTTGGGTTTAATCCATACTATTGGTGGTTTAGCGCGGTCCGCGACGAGTTCTTTGCGTCAATTGATTGATGCTGGTACGTTGTCGAATTTACCTGCGGGTTTCAAGGCCCGCGGCCTGCGGATCAGGGATGACGATGATCCTTTACAGCCGGGTGAGTTTAGGGATGTTGACGCTCCGGGCGGCGCGATTCGTGACAGTTTGATGCCTTTGCCTTTCAAGGGACCGGACCAGACGTTGTTTAATCTGTTGGGTTTTGTTGTACAGGCTGGTCAGCGGTTTGCGACGATTACGGACATGAAAGTTGGCGACGGCAATCAGAACGCGGCTGTCGGCACTACGATTGCGATGTTGGAGCAGGGTTCTCGTGTGATGAGCGCGGTTCACAAGCGGTTGCATTATGCGATGCGTTTAGAGTTCAAGATTTTGGCTCGTGTGATGTCGGAGAGTTTGCCGCAGGAGTATCCTTATTCTGTTGCGGGCGACGATTCGTCGGTTATGGCGAAGGATTTTGATGACCGTGTAGACATTATTCCTGTTTCCAATCCGAATGTATTTAGTCAGGCGCAGCGGATTGCTTTGGCGCAGACTAAGTTACAGTTGGCTGGTGCGGCTCCTGAGTTGCATAACATGCACGAGATTTACCGTGACATGTATGAGGCTTTGGGTGTTACGGATGTCGAGCGGATTATGCAGGCACTGCCGGACAGCGAGCCGCGGCCCACGGACCCTGCGCAGGAGAACATCAACGCGTTAGAGGCGATTCAGTTGAATGCGTTTACGGGTCAGGACCATCAGTCTCACATTATGGCTCATTTGGTATTTGGCGCGAGTCCGATGGTTGCGCAGATGGCTCCTGTAGCTATTTCGTTGCAGAAGCACATTATGGAGCATGTCAAGGTTCAGGCTGAAGAACAGGCTATGGCTCAAATGCAGCAGGTTCAGGGTGGCGACGAGGGCCAGATGGAGATGCAGTATCAGGCGATGGTTGCCCAATTGGTTGCGCAGGGTATGCAGCAGGTCAAAGAGATGTCTGGACAATTAACTGGTCAGGGTCCTGATCCTTTGATACAACTCAAGGAGAAGGAACTGGAGATCAAGTCTCAAGCGGAGCAAGCGGATGCTCAGATCGATCAGGCAAAATTGCAGCTTGACGCTCAGAATCAGCAGATGCGGGCTTCTCAGTTCCAGCAACGTCTTGCGAGTCAAGAGGCTCAAACGGACAAACGGATTGAAAGCGCGATGCAGCGTGAGTTGTTGAAGCAGAGAGGACAGAACAATGGCTAAAGTAAAAGTAAACGGTTCAGCACCGGGTCCCGCTCCGAAGGCGGTTCCTTATGCAGATATCAAGGGCCAAGGGCGTATTCCGTATGGCAAGACTGCGGATGTTAAGGTTCCGGCTGCGGTTGTGGATTATTCTGGTGCAATGAAGATGCGCCGGGGTGTTGCCCGCGGTATGGGAGCGGCTAAACGAGGCGGCGGCTACATAGAGTGCTGACCCGTGGAAATGGATGTACTCTTGAATATGGTATTTGCCGCAGTAATTAGTGGTTTAGGGTGGTGGATTAAAGCCCAGCACGATGAAATAAAGCGCGTCACCATTCTTCTGAACAGAACACGCGAAGAGATGGCTAAAGAATATGTCACAAAATCTGACAGTTCTGAAGTTCTTTCTCAGATTATGAATAAATTTGACCGCCTAGAGGAAAAAATAGACCGATTGATGGAACGGTGAAATGTGGTGCGTTCTTGTATTTGTAGGTTACGGACACACTTTCGTAAACAACTACGGCACGAAGTTCTATAAAATTTGCTACTATGACTGCGGCGCACCGGGTGGAAAGAACGGCCAATGGCACGATAGACGGTACGTTGTCCACCCAGACGCTTACTGCCCCGCGAGGTACATGGATACATGATTGATCCAATTTCAGCACTTTCCATCGCAGCCTCTGCTGTATCAAGCGCAAAGACTTTACTGGCCGCGGGTAGAGACGCTTCAGGCGCATTGAGTAAGTTTGCTGGTGCGGTCAGTGACGTTAACTACGCGGCTGAAAAAGCCAAGAACCCGAGTATATTTGCGTCTCTTACGGGCTCCGCAGAGCAAGCTGCAATTGACGCATTCTCTGCGCAGAAACGCTTGCAGGCCATGAAGAAAGAAATTGAGACAATTATTATGTTTCAGCACGGCCCGAAAGGTTTGGAAGAGTATAAAGACACGCTCCGCAAAATCAGGGCGCAACGCAAAAAGACTGCGTATCGTAAGGCCGAAATCAAAGAGGCTATAATCATGTGGGTTGTTGGAGGCATCATCGTGCTGGCGGGTATCGCTGGTTTGGCGGCGGCGCTATTTCTTATCGGTAAACAACAAGGCAAATGGTAGATGAAAGACGCAGAGATCATACGCTTGTTCGATCAAAACCTTGAGCTAATCATTGAGGGCTTGGCAGCACAATCGGGTAGAGACTTTAAGGAAGTCCTTTTACTTTTGCAGGAAGGTAGGAAGCTGAATGGCACACACAATATTAGATAACTGGAAAGTTCTGCCGCGTTTGATGATGCTCGCGGTCACTGTGTTGACCTATCAGGCGGTACACTGGTTCATGGGGCTAGATGATCCCAGCGTTGCTCAATCAGGGCTTGTATCGGTCTGTATGGGAGCTTTAACTGGTTGTTTCGGCATATGGATGGGCAAAGAATCGAAAACCACGGTGACAAGCACAGCTTCGTCTTCTAAGGTAGAGTATGAGGTAGACAAATGATACAGGCGCTTATAGGTCCATTAGCTAACTTAGCCGGAGGTTGGCTGGACGCAAAGACTACTAAGCAGGCTGCGGAAGCCAAGCTCAAGCTGACCGAGGCAGAAGCCAAGGCAAAGATTATGCTATCTGAACATACGAGCGTTGCCGATTGGGAGCGCATCATGGCAGAAGGCGCGAAATCAAGCTGGAAAGACGAATGGTTCGTAATTGTGCTGTCAATCCCGCTGATTTTAGCCTTCATTCCCGGTGCAGAAGGGTGGGTGGATCGTGGGTTTGAGCAGCTTTCCAAAGCGCCGGACTGGTATTTTTATTCGTTAGGTATCGCGATAAGCGCCAGCTTCGGTGTCCGGGGTGCGCAGGCTTTATTCAAGAGGAAGTAACATGACATACAAACTGGGAAACCGTAGTAACGAGAAACTGGAGGGGGTTGATCCCGCTTTACAGGCCGTTGTTCGCATGGCTATTGGAATTAGCGAACAGGACTTCAGCGTGATTTGCGGGCTAAGAACTCGCAAGGAACAGGAAGCGTTGGTCGAGAAAGGTGCTTCGCAGACAATGAAGAGCAAGCACCTTGGGGGCTATGCCGTTGATTTAATGGCATATATTGACGGGGGCCGATGGGAATTGAATCTTTATGATGAGATCGCGGACGCCATGAAATCTGCCGCCAAGGATTGCGGTGTTAAACTTCGCTGGGGCGCGGCTTGGCACATAGACGATTTTGGGGCTTATGAAGGCACGGCAGAAGAAGCTATGAACGAGTATGTAGACTTGCGCCGTTCACAGGGCCGTCGTCCATTTATCGATGCGCCTCACTTTGAGTTGATGGAGGATTAAATCCTCTTGCCTTTCCCTTAAATCCCGGTAGTGTCGGTATCAGATAAAGTGGGATTTTGTGGGAATGGATGAGATATTTATTGCGGAAGCTGTTTTTCGCATGTTAAGAGAACGACGACAGAACATAATCGATACTATGCAGTATGGAAATGTGAAGTCTATAGAGCAATATCGAGAGCTTATGGGCAACTTAGATGCCCTAAATTTCGTGGAACAGGAACTCAAGGGCCTGCTAGATAAACAGGAGCGTAGCATTGACTAAAGCGCAAGGAATAGACTTGAAAGCAGCACAGGAGGCCGTTGCGGGTCTCGGAAAAGCCTATGTAGACCGGGCAGAACAAGTGCTAGACCCTGAAAAGATCGGGGAAAATCTTTTAGATAGAATGCCTTCGCCTACGGGCTGGCGTCTTTTAATCCTTCCATATCGTGGTAAGGGTAAGACCGAGGGTGGTATTTATCTTCCGGATAAAGTTGTCGAAGAAAACTCAGTTTCCACTCAAGTTGGCTATGTTCTCAAGGTTGGAGAACTGGCTTACGGTGATGAGGGCAAGTTCCCGCATGGACCGTGGTGTGGGAAAGGCGATTGGGTAATGTTTGCCCGGTACGCGGGTTCTCGTTTCCGCATTGATGGCGGAGAAGTTCGAATTCTGAACGACGATGAGATTTTGGCTAAAATCCAGAATCCCGAAGATGTTTTACATTTCTAGGAGTAACTAATGTCTACCGAAAACCAAATTGAACTAGACCTAACTGCGGAAGAGGCTACAGATGTAGAGCTTCCCGATACGGCTTCTGAGGAAGATTCTTTTGACCGGGCTGAAAACGCCACTCAAAAGCGTATTGACCGTCTTACTAAAAAGATGCGCGAGGCCGAGCGCCGCGAGCAAGAGGCTATCAACTACGCCAAGCAAAAGCAGTCTGAAGCCGACACGCTCAAGGCTCGCATGGATAGCTTGGACTCTAGTTATGTGAATGAGTACACTACTCGTGTAACCACTCAGATGACTCAAGCAGAGGCTGAGTATGCCCGCGCTATGGAGATGGGTGACACGCAGGCGGCGGTTGAAGCCAATCGTAAGTTGACGGCTTTGTCTATTGAGAATGACCGCGCTTCTCAGGCAAAAATCCAACAAGAGCGCGCTAAACAACAGCGCACTCAACAACAGGCGGTCCAGCCTCAACAGGCGCAGCCTCAACAGATGCGCCGTCCAGATCGAAAAGCCGAGGAGTGGGCGGAGAAAAACTCTTGGTTTGGGTCTGATGATGCAATGACTTACGCGGCTTTTGGGATTCACAAAACGCTAGTTGAAGACGAAGGGTTTGACCCGCAGTCCGATGACTACTATAGTGAGCTTGACAGTCGTATTGCTCGCAAGTTCAATATGCCTTCGAACAATTCTAGCAGACGGCCCGTTCAGACGGTTGCTGGGGTTTCAAGATCAAGTGCTGGACGCAGTAGTGGGAAAAAGGTTCGACTCACCCCGAGCCAAGTCGCAATAGCGAAAAAACTGGGTGTGCCGCTAGAAGAATACGCGAAATACGTTAAGGAGTAAGGAAGATGACGAATTCAAATGAAAAAGGTATCGACCGCACTTCTCGCGCAAACCAAACTAGAGAGAAGACGGCAACGCGTAAGCCGTGGGCTCCACCGTCCATGTTAGATGCACCGCCTGCACCGGATGGTTTTAAACATCGTTGGATTCGCGCCGAAACGCGCGGTTTTGATGATCGAAAAAACATCAGCGCCAAGTTGCGCGAAGGTTGGGAACTTGTCCGCGAGGATGAATACCCTGACTTTGAATCCCCGGTAATTGATTCAGGAAAATATGAAGGTGTGTTTGGAGTGGGTGGCTTGTTGCTCGCTCGCATTCCGGTCGAAACAATCCAAGAACGGACTGATTATTTTGCTCAACGCAACAATGACCAGTTACAGGCGGTTGATTCGGACATGATGCGAGAGAACGCACATTCAACCATGACGATCTCTAAACCGGATCGTCAATCTCGTGTAACCTTTGGCGGTCCTCGAAAATAAGGGCCTCCTTTTTAGGAGAAAAATCAAATGGCAAATCAAAACACTGCCTATGGTCTTCGTCCTATCGGTCTTGTTGGCTCCGGGGCAAACTCTACTGGCGTAACCCAGTACGAAATCGCTTCTGACAACACTAATGCACTTTTTCAATACGCTCTTGTCGTTCCTACGGCAGCGGGTGTTATTGACCAAGCGGGTGCCACTAATGGTGGTACTACTCCTGCTTTGGGTGTTCTGATGGGTGTAGAATATCAAGATTCTGTACAAAAGAAACCTGTGTTTCTTAACTACTGGCCCGGTTCTGGTTCAGTAAGCGTAGACACCAACTACCCAGTAAAAGCGTTTGTTGCAGACAACCCTAATCAGTTGTTTAAGGTAGCGTCTGACGCTTCTTTGACTAACCGGGCTACTGCGCAATTAGCCGTTTTTGCTAACGCATCCTTGGGTACGTCCGCGCGCACAGGTTCTACCGAAAACGGTAGCTCCAACTCCGCTTTGGGTGTTTCAACAATCAACACTACAGCGACGCTTCCGCTTCGCATTGTAGGCGTTATGGACGAGGCTGGTAACGATGATTTCGCTTCCGCTGGAATTCCTATGATTGTTCGAATCAACGCTCACTACAATTCAAACACAAGCCGTTTTGATTCGCAGACTACTGCGACCTCAACTGGCGTTTAAGGAAGGGATTTAACAAATGGCTATTTCTCGCGCACAACTAGCGAAAGAACTAGAACCCGGCCTTAACGCATTGTTTGGCTTGGAATATGACCGTTATGAAAACGAACATGGCGAAATCTTCGAAGAAGAAAGCTCTGACCGAGCATTCGAAGAAGAAGTCATGCTCGGGGGCTTCTCAACAGCACCCGTTAAAGGTGAAGGCACTGCCATCAGCTTTGACGACGCTCAAGAGACCTACACAGCACGGTATACTCACGAAACTATCGCTTTGGCGTTCTCTATCACTGAGGAAGCCATTGAGGATAACCTTTATGATCGTTTGGCGTCTCGTTACACCAAAGCTTTGGCTCGCTCTATGGCGCAAACAAAGCAGATCAAAGCGGCTGCTATCCTCAACAACGCGTTCTTGGCTACTGGCGGCAACGCCCTTGGCGACGGCGCAGCGTTATGTTCGGCGGCTCACCCATCTTTGTCCGGCAACCAGACCAACCTTCTGGCTGTTGCGGCTGACCTCAACGAGACTTCTCTTGAGCAAATGCTGATTGATATTGCTGGTATGACCGATGAGCGTGGTCTTAAAATTGCAGTTCGTGGTATGAAACTCATCATTCCAAAAGAGCTTCAGTTTATTGCAGAGCGTGTTATCAACTCCAACCTGCGTAGCGGGACAGCTGATAACGACAACAACGCTATGAAGTCCATGGGTATGTTGCCTGAAGGTGCAGTGGTTAACCACTTCCTGAACGACAGCGACGCATACTTCATCAAGACTGACGCACCAAACGGCTTTAAATACTTCAACCGTTCACCGATCAAGACTGCCATGGAAGGCGATTTTGACACGGGTAACATGCGGTTTAAAGCTCGTGAGCGTTACTCTTTCGGTGTATCCGATTGGCGTTCAGTGTTCGGTACTCCGGGCGCAGCT